GTTTATGTGGGTGGATATGGTGGGTGGATAGTTTTTAAATATGAAATAAGGCATAGCACTTCTATGAGCAAGACTATGAAATATTTTCATGGGAGCGCAGGCGGTGGCATTGTTACTCGTGGGGCAATCAACTTGACTAGGGCACTAGAAATTTATGAGAACATGGATATCTTTGTAATGGGGCACATCCATGAAAATTCATGCCGTAATGATGTCCGGGATTCTTTGCATTACAATCAAGGTAAGCGAGTCTATGAACTTGAGCAAAGGCAGATTCACCTAGCCATAACCGGTACATACAAAGAAGAATATGGAGATGGGTCTCAGGGATGGCACATAGAAAGAGGAGCACCGGTTAAACCTGTAGGTGGCAGAATTCTAGTCTTTAATGGCAGAAGGGTTGTTAAGGATGGAGCAGAAAATTATGACTTATTAATCGACTCAAATAAATTCCCACTATGAAAGCAATACTAGAATTTGATTTGCCTGAAGATAATACAGATTTTCAGGCAGCTATTAACGGGCACAATTACAAAAGTGCTATCTGGGAATTCGATCAACTTCTTAGATCAGAGATGAAGTACAAAGAACTAAGTGATGATACCTACAAGGCCTATGAATGGTGCCGAAAGGAATTGAGAAAAATACTTGAGCAAGATAATTTATTCATAGAGCAGTAATGGAATTTTCAACAGACAACCAAAAAATTCAAATAGCCATCCTATCTTTTCTTGCAGGGGTGATCCTAGCTTTTGTGGTGTACCCTAGACCAGAGCAGGAGACCGTATACAAGTTTGAAACGAAGGTAGAAAGTGACACAATTTACACTCGAACGGTGGACACAGTTTATGTGCCGAAAATGTGGATAAAATCACAAGTTTTAAGGGATACAGTCCTTGTAAATTATCAGCCTAAAATAAGCCTGTTTAAGGCCTCCATTCCTTCGGAGTATGGAAGTACCCATCTAAGCGGTGAAGTCCTTGGAGAGGTGCTAAAAATGACTGCCACAAACGATTTTAAGATTCCTGTGGTAACCAACACAATCACGGAAACAAAAACACAAACAATAATCAAGAAACCTAAGGGGATCTACCTAGGCGCCGGGGTAAATTCACTTCTTGATCCTAGCGTAAAAGTTTCCTATCTGGACAATAAATATTTATTCCAATACGGGTATCAACCTGTGACAAAAATTCACAGCTTGGGGATATCTAAAAAGCTTTTCTAGTATGTGGATTGAAATCGATGTAATGCTAGCAGGTAGCACGATGGACTGGAAGGAACTAGGCCTGGATGTAAAGCATGAATTTGTTAGGCGAATGGTTAGGATAGAGGATATCGCCTATGTGCAGGAATTAGTGAATGATATTCAGGTTATCTACTTTTATGACAAAACCTCCTGCCTGATTCGGGGTAGCTATACTGAGATCCGGGATGAACTGCTTCACTTAGATCAGGAAGGGCAGCTAGACTAATTCGGTTTTTTTCCGAATTCTGTCCTAAAAATTGACAATATTTGGGACAAGATAATCTGCCAACTGTCTACATTTTGTCGACATTTGGCACGGTATAAATGCATGAATTTTTCCTAATTGTGGCAGATTCGCCCTATTTAGGTTTGACTATATCCTGAAGCTGATTCCAGATCTGTGACTGCGAATCACCCCAATACATCTCACAGCCATCCTTAGTAAATGGTGGGGTCATAAAATAGGATTGATAGTCTCCCGGCTTAGCGGTAAACCTGTAACATCCTTCTCTGTAGGGACAATTTGTCCCCATGCACATCGTAATATCTGGACTCATATCTCATTCATTAAGTTTATTTTTTCTTTAAAATGTGTAGGATATCTTACATTCTACCCCCTTTTTGTAAACTCTATTTAACTTTATCTTGAATCTTGAGCAGGACTAGGTAGCCGATCAGATCATTGATCACATCTTCATCATCCTTATCTAAGCTGCCGTTTTTGATGCGCTTCAGTTTGTCATCTATCCTTACCAGTAGTCCTTCTTTTGCTGACAACTGAGAAAACACCCCCAAAGGCTCAAGGGCAGAATTCCCGTACTTGATATTTTTGTTGATCAGGAGTTCACGAATGCTCAGAAGATAGGCTGATACTTGAAAGGAAAAATCATCCATAGATAGGAATTCTAGTTTTTCAAAAGTTTTCATAGAAGAAAGGATTACCCTACCTGTTCATGGAAATCCCTGAAGGATCTGAACCTATCCCCTTTCAAGTATTGACTGCTTTGGAACTTTGACCTCCCCTTCTTGATCAGGAAGCCCTCCTCAAATAGGACATAGAATTCATTTTCTGCTATCACTTGATTGATAGAAATGTAATCTATCCACCATTCCGTAGGCTTTCGGTTTTCATCTATGACTCTGGAGGCTTTGCCGTACCCAAAAGGATTCAAGATCTCTGATTCTTCCATGTTTTTATTTGCAAGTTATAGGGTTTAAAAATCAGCTTTGAAAAAAATCTTACTTTTTGTTGAAAATATTTTTCAAAACTCTTTTTTATTTAATTTAAAAGTTAGATATTTGACTTATCAAACAAGCACATCTAACCAAAACACACCATGACACTTCACACAATCAACGGCGGAACAGAACTTTTCAACCCTTCAGTAGCCGACACCACTTACAGATCAGTAAGAATCCAAGTAAAAAGCAAGGTCTACCAAATCACAATCAGCGAAGGCCGGTACAACAATTTCTTTGTAAGGCTTGAAAACGGAAACAGATCAGGGGGTAGATACTTTGCAACCCTGAACCAAGTGATTGACAATTACAAGTCAATCGAAATGAAAGCAGCCTTAATGCAAGTCAAGTAACCAGTGCCCTTCGGGGCTTTACTTTAAACCCTAAAAAAAATGAACTACGAAACAGAAAACTTCTACGATCAAGAGATCACATTCACCTATGAAGGTCAAGACTACCTTTGGATAGGTGACTACACCATCGAACACACCGGTGAAGACGAAAGCGAATTTGCCCCTGCCTATGGGGAGATGGAGATCACTATAGATCACACTAGAAGCCTGTCATCCTATGAACATGGCTATGAGGTAGTACCTACTAGATCTATGCTTATGGAACTAGAAGTAGAAATTGAAAGAAACTATTAACCAAAACCAAATAAACAAATGGAAAGATCACAGAGTATCCAGAACCTAACCCAAGGACTAGCCAAGTTTCATGCTATGGTAGGCCGAATCTCAAAGGACGCAAAGAACCCGTTCTTTAAGTCAAACTACGCAAGCCTTCCGCACATCATTACTGAAGTTTCAGAACCACTAGAAAAGGCAGGGCTGATCCTTAGTCAATTCCCAAACGGGGATGGGCTAACAACCATGCTGATTCACGCAGAAAGCGGGGAGTTTATTTCAGCTACCTACACCCTTCAGGTAGTAAGGCAGAACGATCCACAGGCACAAGGGTCTGCGATCAGCTACGCAAGACGGTACGCAATTACAAGCGTTCTAAACCTAGCCATAAGTGATGATGATGCGGAGGCAGCCATGCGCCCGGTAAGGCAGGCACCTGCACCTAGCAAGGTACCACCTACAGAAGCGCAGTTTGCCGGGATAGTTCAGTACTTGAACGGAACTCCAGAGCAGCAGAAGACAGCCAAGGAGGCACTAAAAAAATATACCTTAACCAAAGATCAAACTGAAATTTTAGACGGACTATTATGAACCTATATGAAATCACACAGGAGGCGCAGTATCTAGCTGCGCTTCTTGAAACCGAAGAACTCACACCAGAACTAGAGCAAGAACTACTGATTAATCAGGAACAGCTACAGATCAAAGGCATTAACTATGCCAAGGTGATCAGCAACTATCAAGGTGAAGCAGATCAGATAGATGCTGAAATTAAGCGACTCAAGGCCATGAAAGAAAGCCGAGATAAGAAGGTCACATGGCTGACTGAAAGCCTCAAGAATGCCATGCTAGTAAGCGGAATAGAAAAGATAGAATCGCCCCTATTCAAGATTTCAATAAGAAGATCTGAGGCGGTGGAAGTTGATGTAGTGGAAGCCTTGCCTAGTTCGTTTCAGAATGTTAAGACCGTAGTAACGGCAGACAAGATGGCAATCAAAGAAGCAATCAAAAAAGGCGAGACTGTATTTGGTGCTAGAATTATTGAGAACTATAACCTTCAGATAAAATGAAGCCATATCTATACCTAGGAAAATTTATTCAGAGACCCGGTGATCTTGCCCCCAAGGGGGTGAGGTCTACCTGCCAAACTGAAAAGCTACCCTTTAACGAAACCTTTGAAAGAATATGGCAGCTTGCAAGCACGAAAGCCTAGTTCCTTTGGTGCGGGAACTATACACCCAAGGGAACACGAAGCACCAGATAGCGGAGATGATGGGGATCAGGATAACTACGGTAAACTACATCCTGTATGGAATTCTTGAAGTTCAATGCAATAACCCGAGAGGAAACCTAGTGAATGAGATGCCACGGGAACTAGTCAACCGGGTAGTGACCCTATCCTCTTGGGGGTATTCAAAGAAAGAAATAGCAGAAGATCTGGAGATCAAATTCAAGCTAGTAGCGGATCTAGTCAAGGAGGCTACAGATAAAAAAATGATTCAAAAATTATTGTGAAATATTTTGTATTCTAATTTATTTCTAAGATATTTGATTCATCATTAACCCTAACCAAATAACAAAATGAAAAAAGCACTTCAAATCACAGGCAAAATTCTTTACACGATCCTTGCCTTATCACCCATCTTCGCCCTTGGCTACATGCTAGGTCTTAAATTAATCTAAAAACCAAAAACCAAAATGGAAAATTTAACCATCAAAACCCTTAGAACAGTAGATGTAGAATCTGAATTCACACTAGCTGCCTGCTTCACTATTAATCAGTACACTCACTACAAGCTGATAGATAAGAATACTACCTTAGCGGTAACCTTCTACCCTAGCAGTAAAGAAAGTATTTTGGCTCTGGAGTTATTCCCTAGTATCCGACTTGAAAATCTACGCTATGTGCAGTATGTGGTAAAACCTGAGAACTACCAAGAGATCACAGAAGAAGAATTTAATCAGCATTTAAACGAGGCTAAAAAATTTATTTTATCCCTATGAAATCCACCGACTCACAGACTGCTTTGATCAAGGGATGGCTACTTAATGGTAGATCCATAACTCAGCTAGATGCCTTGAATATGTTTGGCTGCTTTAGGCTTGCTGCTAGGATCGCTAACATCCGGGAGGAAGGCTTCGACATAGTCACGGACATGATCACCGTAAACGATAAGAGGGTAGCAAATTATCGCCTGTCAAAATGAGAAGGCGAAACCTAACCGAATACGAAAAGATAATGATCTTTGAAAGATGGCAGGATCGGATACCTACAAAGGTGATAGCCATAGAATTTGGAGTCAGCTATATGTGCATTTTTAACCAACTAAAAAGAAGGAATCTAGTTGGATAATCAAAAAAAATTTCTATATTCGAATATCGAATTATTCCTGTGTGGAAGCGAGAATAATTCCAACGGTTAACTTTAACCTAGCCCGACAGTCTTCCACCTGTTGGGCTTTTTTATTTTCTATGAAAAAAGAAGCTTACTACTTTTCGCACGATTCAAATGCGAAAGATGACCCTAAGATACTTCAACTAAGAATGGAGATGGGGTGGGAAGGGTACGGTCTATTCTGGGCGTTAATTGAAATGCTAAGGAATGAATCAGATCACAGGATGCGAACGCATTACAAAAGCATTGCATTCGCATTGCATACGCAAGAGGATAGCATCCAAAGGATAATAAATGATTTCGATTTATTCGGCAGAGATGATCAGTTTTTTTGGTCTGAAAGCCTTTTAAAAAGGATGGAGATGAAGGAAGAACGGTCTGAAAAGGCTAGGGAATCGGCCAAGAAACGATGGAATAGAGATATTGATGCGAATGTAATGCGAACGCATAGCGAAGGCAATGCGGATGCAATGCAATTAAAAGAAAGTAAAGTAAAAGAAATTAAAGAAATTAAAGAAAAAGAAAGTAAAGTAAATGAGGATTCACATAATGCGATTTTTCGAGAATTATGGAATAATAAGATCTGGTTAGAGGGATTAGCTTTAAATTGGAAAGCTGATTTGAATGAAGTTAAAAACCATTTGAATACCTTCAGGCAGGAATGTATCTTGAAGGCAGATTTTAAAGAAAATGAAAAGCTAGCAAAAGAGCATTTTTTTAATTGGGTAAAAAGAGGGAATCCGATAGTAAAAAAAGAAAGCCCTAGAGAAAATATTTTTGCAAAAATGTATCAAGAAGAACTTAAAAAATCAAAGCAATGAGAGAGATAATTTTAAAGCACCTGCAAAAAATGGAATTTGTTTGCGGTTTAAAGCAGTTTAAAGAATACAAAGAAAGTGATGCAATTGAATTAACTGAATGTATTCACAAGCTTTTTAGAAGCTATGGATGGATGAATGAAAGCCGGGTCGATTACATCCTTCATGCAGGGATGCGAGGGCAGTACGGGGATTTCTACCATGTGAACGAAAAGAATGTGAGCGTATGGATTAATCAATACTACGCACACCACCAGAGCCAAATAGTTCAGGAAGTACAGGCAATGAATCGGGTAGATCGGGAGCCTACAGAGGAAGAGATAGCGCAATGGATAGAAATCGGAAAGCAGATATTTAGGGACAACTATCAAAGCGCAAAGGAAAGCGGGTTCTGTAAGGATCTAGCTGAGTGGGGTGGGAATTGGTTTAACAAGTTCCAAGAGAAAGGAATTTTGAAGCCTTGGGAGTATCCGGTTGAAGATATTGAAAAGGATGTCCGCAGGGAGTTAAGGATCAGCACTAGGTACATAGATGAAATCACCGTAGGTGCGAAGTCCAAGAATAAGATCTGGAAGCTATTCATTCTGGAATCGATAAAGGAAAACAGAAACCTAGATAAGCTAATATGAGACACGGATCATTATTCAGCGGAATAGGAGGCTTCGATCTTGCCTCAGAATGGATGGGGTGGGAGAATGTATTTCATTGCGAATGGAATCCCTTCGGACAGAAAGTACTAAATTATTATTGGCCTAATGCAATCACTTATCATGACATCACAAAGACAGATTTCACTATTCACAGAGGAAGAATTGACATCATTACAGGTGGATTTCCCTGTCAACCCTATTCATCCGCAGGAAAGCGACTCGGCAAGGAAGATGAGAGACACCTCTGGCCTGAGATGCTTAGAGCAATTCGAGAGATTCAGCCAAGTTGGGTCGTGGGCGAAAATGTTCGCGGGCTTACTAATTGGAATGGAGGGTTGGTATTCGATGAAGTGCAGGCTGAACTGGAAGCTCAAGGCTACGAAGTCACACCGTTTTTACTTCCAGCTGCAAGTGTTAACGCTCCCCACAGAAGGGATAGAATTTGGTTCATTGCCTACAATGCTTCCTACTCCAACTTGCTTCGATTCGACAAATGCATCAAACACGATGAAGTCAACTCAGGTAAAGGAAGGGTCAATGCATTCGGTGACATTGACAAGGGCACTATCAATGGGGATGATACCAACTCCGCAGTCAAGAGATTGGAAGGGGGCACAAGGGAGAGCGTACAAGAAGGAGGCACACGATTTGCCAAGCATTATGATGGGGATGCTTCCAACACCAGTAACCAGAGACTACAAAGGGGCTCGGTCAACAGAAGCGTTACACCAATCAGGAAGAAATCATACAAACAGCCTTGCAGATTCATTTGCTCAGAGTGGCAAAACTTCCCAATTGTCTCCCCAATTTGTGATGGAGATGATGGGCTTTCCGACAGATTGGACGGAATTACCTTTTCTAAATGGAGAAACGAATCAATCAAAGCAGGAGGAAACGCAATAGTCCCACAGGTGGTACATCAAATCTTTAAAGCCATTGAACAATACAATGAACTAGATAAACAGCTAACAATATGAAAACTACTTATTTTTTATCAAACAGAAAGGATAAGAAAGGGCCTCAGTTAGCTAGGCAGATTCAAATGTTTTGCCTTAGAAAAGGGATACCACTAGACGCAAATATTTCTATAGAAATTAGCGAATCAATGATTTTTCAAACAGGATTACAGACAGTAAAAATAACTATAACATGAAAAAGATAATTGAGAGTTTCACACCTAAAAAGCAGGATCTATTCAGCGTCCAGACAACGCTGCTCACTTGCTTTGCCCTGATCACCTTTGACTTTGACTGTGGTTTGTGGTTCATTTTTATCGTAGCAGCGGTTACGATAGCAATGGATTTTGTTTATAAGGCCTGCAAATGATTCAATTTAATATAAACCAGAAGCCTCTTTCAGTAAATGAAGCCTACCGGGGTAGAAGGTTCCGAACCAAAGCCTACATTGAATTTGAAAGAATGATGCTTTTAAAAATGCCAAAGGGCAAAGTAGATCCTGAGCAGATGCTGAGGGTTGAACTGTTCTTTGGTTTCTCCACCAAATCAGCGGATATAGATAACCCGATCAAGGCAACGCTAGATCTAGCACAGAAAAAGTACAGATTTAATGACAAAATGGTTTTTGAATTGAATGTCAGGAAGTGCATAGTGAAAAAAGGGGATGAATTTATCAGCATGGGGATTTTTAAGATGCTACCATTTTAAATATGAAAACTATAAATAGTTTAAGCGGAGGCAAAACATCTTCCTACCTAGCAGTTCACTACCCTGCTGATATTAATATTTTTTCATTGGTTCGGATTGAGGACATAAACTGCAAACCAAAGGATCAAAGCATAGTTAAATATGCATCTGAAAAATTAGGAGTTGATTTTTTAGCTACAGCAGAAAGTGATTTCACCCTGTACGCTATGCGTGATCTTGAGCAATTACTAGGTAAAGAGATTATCTGGGTAAGTGGTAAAACCTTTGAGCAGGTAAATAAAAAGGCTCAAGTTATCCCAAATCAGCAATGGAGGTTCTGTACTACAGAAATGAAAATGAGACCTATTTTTGATTGGTGGTTTAAGAATGTAAATGAGAAGGTAAAGATGGGAGTAGGCTTTCGATACGATGAAAAAGAAAGGGCAGAAAGATTAAGCACTTCATTCAAGGGAATAGTAGGTAAAAGAGGAACTAAAAATAGGTGGGAAGAAATAGAATGGAGGGAAGGATATTTTCCTTTGATTGAAAATAAGATAACCCACTACCCTATTTACCAATGGGCACAGAAAAGTGGAATTATATTCCCGGAAGATAGCAACTGTGTTGGCTGCTTCTGGAAGCCTGTTCAACAGCTTAGAAAGAATTGGGATACTGAAACTAATAAGATGCAATGGTTTGCAGATCAGGAGAAAAAAGGAACTTGGAAGAAGGAGATGTCCTATGAGCAGATCAAAAAAATAGGTTTGCAGCAGGATTTTTTCTTTGGAACAGGAAGCGGATGTCAGGCAGGATTCTGTACAGATTAGACAATATTCACCTATAAAAATAGGATATTAATTTATTTTTTATATTTGAAGAAATAACAAACCAAATGAGCGTAGAAGAAGGATTACTAATCAGAAGATCAAGAAAGAAAAGCGGATATACTCAGCTAGAACTATGCAAGAAGCTAGGCTTATCTCATGCGCCCATCAATCAGGTGGAGAACGGTTGGGAAAGCATAAGCCTGTTCAATCTTAGAATGATCTGTGAGGCTATAGGTCTGGAGGTAGTAATCAAAGAAAAGATATAGTCATGTGGTGGAATGTAGACACACATCGGAACTGCTTGTTAAAAGTGATGGCACAAAGAGATACCCTTATTTGTGCGTGCAGGATCAAAACCTGTCATGACTAAAAGGCTAAGTGATCCCACCTGCCTACAATTGGGATGTGAGTTGTTAGTAGGTAGCCTTTCTTATTACGGCATAAATGCCACAAATAGAAAATAGAAATGCCTAGAATGCTACCCAAATCACCACTAGATTATTCACTTGAGATCCGCTACAAGCTTTCAAGCGGTGAATGGTCTGCATGGATGAATAAGGGAAAAGGAAGCTTTCAAAACATAGAGATAGTACAAAGGCAAATCAGGCTTCTAGCTGCTTCATATTACGGCCGTGAGAAGGAGATAAGGTTTGAATGGAATGGATGGCTTTGCGACTTTGCAGGGCTCCCCACAGGCGAAGTCATAAG